ATGGTGATGAGTACAGCTTGTATGAGGCTAAGTGTATATCACACGACAAGCCCTATGACAACTCCTCAGAGGTTCTTAGAGAGTACATTGAGGCTAACCTACCACCCTTAGAGAGAAGAGTTATTATAGCTCACTTCTTCGAGGATGTTAGGTACAAGGATTTAGCAGAGGAGCTTTGTGTATCAACTCGTAAGATAGAGTTGGCTAAGGTGAGGGGATTAAACAAGATAAAGAATTATTATAAAGAAGAGAGAAAGCATGAACAAAAAACGAGGGAGGCTGATAAACCGAGATACATTTCAGCAATTAGTAGCAAGTTACGAATTGATGAACTCAATAGACCTAATGTCGAAAAGCAGAGAGCAGAGGATAGTTATTCCAAGGCAATGTCTTTTATACATTCTTCACAAGAAATATAATCAGACAGTTATACACCTTGGGGAACTTGCTGATAAGAACCACGCTACAATACTTCATAGTAGCAAGGTAGTACAAAAGGAAATGGCTTGGAGGAATATGAAGTACTTAGATGCAGTAAACAACTGGGCTGAGATATTCGATGAGGTTATGCCTAAGAACGAGGAAACCATAAAGGATATGACAGACAAGATAGTTAATATACTCACAGGTACAATGCTTTCTGAAAGCAGTAAAAAGAAAGTGCTTACCAATGTCCGTAAAAAAATATCTAAGGACAGCGTGGATTATAGTAATTTAGTAGTAATTTAGTAGTAACCAATTTATATTTTTATATGAGCAACTTAACGAAATCACTAATCAAAGTTCAGTCGGAGTTGAAAGCACCGAAGGGACAACGCAACAAGTTCGGTAATTACAACTACCGTTCTGCTGAAGACATCTTAGAAGCAGTGAAGCCACTACTTGCTAAGAACAACTTAGCTATGCAGGTATCAGATACCGTAAACGAAGTAGCAGGTATCCCCTACATTGAGTCAATGGTTATCGTATCAGATGGTACAGACCAAGTAGTAGTAACTGCACAAGCAGGTGTTGACCCTAACCGCAAAGGTATGGATATAGCTCAGTGCTTTGGGGCGAGTTCTTCTTATGCTCGTAAGTATGCACTCAATGGTATGTTCTTAATTGATGATACCAAGGATGCTGATGCAACCAATACACACGGCAAGGACTCTGCACCAGTAGCAAAGCCTAAGTTAACCAACGATGTTATGCTGAAGATGGAGAAGGCTATAGCTGATGGCAAAGGAGAGATGGTAAAGGAGGCACTTAACAAGTATCAAGTTACCGCAGCACAGCGCAAGGAACTATTAGGATAATGGATATAATCGAAAGGTTTAATGATGATGAGGTGTACTATGCGGACAGGGAATACCTGTCCAATAGTTCCCTCAAGCTAATGAAAGAATCCCCTACTAAGTTTAATCTATGGCACAAAGGTAAATGGTCACAGCCTAATACCTCAGCGTTTGATGTAGGCCGTGCCTTGCACGCAAGGTTCTTAGAGGATAAGGTAAACTACATTGGTTGGGAAGGTCAGCGTAGAGGTAACGACTACAAGGAGTTCCGCGCTGAGAATCCGCAGACCATTGCCCTAACCAAGAATGACTTCCACCTTGTTGAAGGTATGTACGATAAGCTATCAAAGGTTGATGCCGTACAAGATATTATGGGACTTGAATTCACACCCGAAGTGCCTGGTGTAATGGACTACCATACTGCCCAAGGCAATGTCGTTAAGGTCAAGGGTAAGGCTGATGCCTTAGCTTGGAATGGTGTAGACAATTACCTTGTGGATTTAAAAACTACTCGGGACCCAATGCACAAGTTTAAGCGTAACGCTTTCTTCAACTATGCACAACAAGCATACTTGTATAAGACTATCTTCAATGTAGATAAGTTCTACTTCTTAGTTGTACAGAAAGAGTTCCCTTACGAGGTGGGTATATACGAAGCAGGAGATGCTTTCCTTGCAAGAGGTGAGCAGGAGTTAGAAGATTCAATTAACCTTTACGAAAGATTATTTATTAATGGAGAATTCAAACCATACAGTGCGGACATTGATGTCATATAGTAGCCTTGAGAATGTAATCATCTCTGGAACAAGCACCATAAGTGGTGTTGCTATTGTAGACATTATGTCTAACAGAAAGAAGAAAGAAATAGCATTAGCTAAGGGCATTGCCTGTGCTGTGTTTAATGATTATGGGTACGGTGTGCGTGAGATAGCGAGGCTATTGAACATTGACCATAAAGGAGTATCGGTATATATCGGCTCACACGATAACCGAATGGCTGATAAGAAGTACTTGATTAAGTACAACAAAGTCAAAGCATTTGTAGAGGGCTATGAGTCTTCTAATGAAGTAAGCTTGAACAGACTCAATGAGATGACCAGCAAGGTCTTCGCCATTGAAGAGAAGTATGAGCATTTAAAAGAACTATTAACAAGTAACTAAACAAAAATCAAGATGGCAAACGACAAAGTATTCGTTGGAAAGACAAGTGTAATCACCACTAAGTTTGGTGAGATTGTAAAGGTAGCTTTAGGTCCACAGGACTTTGAGGTATTGACTAACAACAAGAACGAGAAGGGTTGGGTAAACCTTGAGATTAAGGACAAGCGTGATGGCGGTAAGTACATCCAATTGCAAGGTGAGTACACAGGAAAGCCGAAGGCTGCTGCTGTGAATGACACAGATGATATGCCGTTCTAAATCTTAGAACTACTTATTAAAGGGAGGGGTACTGCGGAGGCTCCTCCCTTTTTTATATTAACACCAAGGAGAGATGTTAGAAGATATCATAGGCTGTTTCATAGTGTTAGCTTGGAACGGTTATCTAATTTACAAATGGAATAGCAATGACAAGAAAGAGAAAGCACGTAAGAGAGATACAGAAATACTTGGAGATGTTGATGATAGACCAAGTAAACATAACACTACACGCCAGTAGGTTTGGATGGAATGAAGATATACAGAAACAACTAACCAACTCAGCACTGTTGATTCGTAAGTACCAGCGTAGGTTGAGACTAATAAAAATGTAATATGAGTGATAAGTATTTTTGTGGTGGATGCGATAAGCAGATACCTATAGTGATTGGTGTTAACCAACTACATATATGCGATTGTGGAACCCTTAATAACATAGGAGATGCAGAGTGACGAAGGACAAATGATTTATGACGTTGGTGTACGCCTTGCTTGGAAGAAGAAGCGTGGTAACGGATACGTCAATATGTACCAAGGTACAAAGGACAGACCCTTTCAGTTTGTTACAAGAGCAAAGTCTCTTGACCATATCAATCGCAATCCAGAGATGATAGCTAAAATGATGTCGTTTGTAGGAGCAACAGGTAAAAGCGTTTACGATTTTCACATCAAAGAGGAATTCTATCGCAAAGAAATCAGCAATAGCTTTTCACATAAAGAGGAAGATTACAGTAAAGAATTTGGAGAATAAAAAACAAGAGCAATGAGAAACATTATTTACAAAGCGGAAGATGTAGTAGATTCACTATCTACACTTCGCAAAGAAGGAGTTAAGAAGGGTGCTTGGACAGGATTTGATTCCTTGTTTGACAAGTATTCAGTTAAGAAAGGTAGCACCACATACATCTATGCTGGGGCGCACCAAGGTAAATCGCAGTTCGGGTTTGAACTGATGATGAACCTATCAGAGTTCAGCGGTTGGAAGTGGGCTGTGTACACACCCGAGACAGGCTCACCTACAGAAGTATTCGCAGAACTACTTTGGGTATACCTGCGTAAGCCATTCCTAATCAATGACCATTTAACTGCTACAGACGAGGAGACAGAGAAGGCTATTGAATTTATCAACTCACACTTCTACCTAATTGATAGTGGTCTACAAGACCTCAGCATTGAGGGATTCTACACAGCCGTAGAGACTATTGAGGAAGATAACTTCATCACCATTGATGGTTGTATGGTTGACCCATTTACTGAGATTAGAACAGATGTTTCCGCTGGTGTGCGTGATGATATTGCTATTGGGCAGGTACTCACTAAAGTGCGTAAGCATTCAGCAGAGAAGAACTACCACACCATTGTAACAGTACACACTAAACACCAACAAGCTAAGTACAAGAACGGAGTACCCTATGTTGACAAGCCTACGATGAACGACATCGCTGGCGGTATGCAGTGGAGCCGTAAAGGTATGATGGTTGTTAATGTATGGCGTTGCCCCTACGGATTAGAGGATGGTAATGGTGTACCCTACGAGCCTAACCAAGTAGAGATTACAGTGGTCAAGGCTAAACCAAAGATTGTTGGTAAGCTTGGGACCGTTACTTTATATTATGACAAAATGAAAAACAGATACTATGAACTTGACAGCAGAGGAGAAAAGCAATACGCCTATCCACAGTCTAATTCTTGATAGAAGAAAAGCATTCGCTGAACTGATTAGGGCATTCCTTCGGTTCAATGTACCCTCCGCCAAGAAGGTGGAGGTTATGCCGAATGGTAGTTTATCAATAAATAACACTATATTTAAGGTAGACATCTCTGATTACACAGGTATTGAAGAGGGATTCGGATATATATTCTTTAATCCATCAAGCGGTAGGTTAGTGATTGAGAAGGACAATGTTAGAAAAATATATAAGGTTGAGGTAGACCTATTAGATTAGTTAGTATATTAGTACTATGGATACAAAAGATTTAATACTTGAGGAATCAGAAGCGGTTACCAAACTGCTGATTCTAAAGAACAAAGCTTATGGTGATTCAGCTCTAAAC